TTTAATAGGGGAAACTGGACAAGCTCCAGAATGGGCAAATATTACTTCTGCAGACGGAAGTATAGTGGTAACAAGCGGTGCCAATACAATTGACTTAAAGACTGCGGGAGGCGGTGGTACTGTTTCGTTTCTTGCTACCTTGACAACAGATGAAGACTTTCCATCCATCGGGACTCATGAAGCAGGAACAGTGCAGATTTGGGATAACCCACTAAATATAGGTGGGCACTTTTTCCCGGGAGATGGTGCTGGAAATGGCTGTAAATTTACGGCCCCGACAAAAGATCAATATTGCTTTAATATTTCTATTGCAAATGCGGGAGTAGCGGGCAATGGTGCTGGCATTCAATCGTATGCGGAAATAGCTGGGATCATTTATGGAGGGGCTATCACCTCATCGAGTCTTGGGGGAATTGTAAAGGAGCTTGCGACCAATGTAAATATTTTGATTGAACTTGACGCGGGGGATACTCTTGTGGTTAAACAAGTGGCTTTCAGCACACATAGGGGAAGGATAAGGGGGAAACATCTTTTAGTTGGGTTTACGAGTTGGATTTCTGGTTTTAGAATTTAAAAATATGTTTAATTTATATTAATGCCAAAACTAAAAAGAGAATAATAATGGAAGAAATCGAAATATTTGTAAATGGCGAACGAGTTACAAAGTTAAATGGAACACAATTAAATGTTCTTAAATATAATATAGCAAAAAGTGACCTTGAAAGTGATTTAAAAAGAAGAGTGAATTGGGTAATAATGCATAAATATGAAAATTGTTTTGAAAGATTAAAAAAAGAATGGGAGCCCAAGTTAATAGCGAATGGCGTTAAAAGTTTCCCTGCCGATAAAGATGAATTTGCAGAGCTCGTATTTAAACAGCCAAATTATAAAGACGATGAAGCTCGCAGTGCAGAAGGACATAAAGAAAAAATAGTTGACAATGGTGCTGATCTTTAGAGTATAAGTTTTTCACTGTTATTGATGGTGTCTCTAAATCATGTTTACATAGCTATCTACATAGAGATATTGTCAATAACAGTGAGATGTATGCGTGTAATACACCCCACTGTTACGCAGTGTACCAACGGTACATTTGTTAGTTAGCATTTCTTTTTCTGCTTTTAATTTCTCTGATTCTTTGTATAGCACCCATAAATCTTTTTTTGGGCATTTGTTTAATTGAACTAATTTTCATAGCGCTTAAAATATCTTTTCTAAGATCGTCTTCTCTGCTTAATTCAAATTCTAATTGTTCAAGTTGATCTTCTGATACGCATGTTATTGTGGTGTTCTGTCTCGGTGGTCTCGGGGCTGTTACGCCATGATTAACTGAAGCGCTTTCTCCATCATCATCATCTGTTGCAACACCAACTATTGCTGAATATGAGTATCTTTTTAAATATGTAATATAACTTCCAAGACTTTGTATATCACTTTTAACTGGATTAATTTTTATTAAACTTTCAATCCATTGTCCACTAAGATGTCCTAAAACAGTTGATAGTATCATAGATTTATCTTCCGCTATCATTGTTCGTTGTATAACACATAATCCATTGCTAGATAAATGCTTTCTTGAGGCCTTAATTATAGAAGCGAAATCAGCATATTTTGATTTATAGAACGGGTTAGAGTTTTCTTTGTACGCTACAGCCATATCACTTTGTGCTTTTGCTAAAGCTTTAAATAATTCCCTAAGATCTTCAGAAGATGATTTCATATTAATATACCGCTTTTAAAATTTTAATGAATTCAGACATTCCTGGTTTAACCTTGTTTAATCTATCTTTATCATCTGGGGTCATAGTTTTCAGGAGAATTGCTTGGGCCTGTCTTAATCCTTTGAGGGCATCTCCATTGTCGTATATAGTATACATTAAAAGCTTTTGTGCTTTGCCAAGTAATATAAATGCTTCAAAGTTATCTAATTTTCCCATTTCTTCTATGGTTTTTAGATCTTCTATTTTTTGTAGTTCATTTTCTTCATTTAGTTCTTTTACTCTTTCTAGTTCTTTCATTCTTTGTAGTTTTTCCATTATATGATCCCAATCAAAATTTAAGTTTAATACTTTTTATATTCCGGTGTTCTTAATCAACTACCTCTATATATATTATAATGCATATAAATGTAGATGTCAATAGATATCAGCTCAAATATTATATACTTATTATAACATAAAGATTTTAATAGATATATATGTTATAATAAGTATATGGTAAGTTTTTATTATAAGGATATTAAATTATGAGTTTGAAAAAGTTTGGTTTTTATTTAGAGAATGTGGATGATTTAAGGGAGTTGCTATTAGAATATTCTTTAAAAAATGAATTATCTATGAGTGCTATATCTAGAATTGTTCCACTTGGTGAAACTGTAGCGGGGGACTTTTTGAAAAAAAGAAGAGGAACATCGCGTACTACAATAATGAAAATTTATAATTTTTTAAAGAAACAGGAATAATAAAATAGAATATATGTGACTATGAAAATAATAGCTCAAAATAAAAAAGCATCCCACGATTATACTATAGAAAAGACTGTTGAGGGGGGTATTGTGCTCACGGGTGACGAAGTTAAATCATTACGCGCTGGAAAAGGCAATTTAACTGGAGCTTTTGTAACCTCTCGCGGAAATGAATTATTTATGATAAATGCTCATATTTCACCATATTCCCACGCATACGACAGAAAACATGATGATGATAAAAGTCGTCGTTCCCGTAAAATTTTAATGAAACGAAAAGAGATAAATCGCTTAATTGGTGAAATTTCTCGCAAAGGAGTTACGCTAATACCCTTAAAACTCTATTTTTCCAGAGGTCTTATAAAAGTTCAAATTGGACTGTGTAAACACAAAAAAATTCATCAAAAAAAAGATGAACAACGCGAAAAAGATATTAAACGAGAAACGCGTAGAGAACTTAAGGGGAAATATGATTATTAATATCAATAAAAAAAGGGGGCTATAACAGCAATAATAAATGAAAACTTCCTAAATCACTCGATGTTAGGACAGTGGCTATCTATTCAATGTCTTGCCAAATCCAGAAAAAGCTAATAATGTAGTCTTTAGTAAGACTAAAAACATTTCATTTAGAACCAAATAAAATTCTAAATGAAATGTAATAGAAAAAATCTTAATTAAAATTATCTTAAGATTTTTAATTGATGAAAATAGCTATAGATAAAATCATCAATAATTAAAAAAAAGGATGGAAAATTCCGCAAAAAATTAATCACATCACTAATAACATAAAAAAATGCTACATAAAAAAATGTTACACGAAAAAATGTTACACGAAAAAAGGTTATTATGAAAAAGCGCAGAAGTCAAATAAAAAGAGCAAATTTCTTAATCCCAAACATTAAGATTGTAAGGGATCCGGAATTGTATTTACGTGGTCTAACAGATACTCAGTTTAAATTACTGAAGTATTTCTTTTGGATGGACTTAAGAGTTGGTAAGATTTATTCTACCCAGTCACATATGGCTGAGAAGTTGGGAGTATGTCGTCAATACATAAATAAAATCATTAAGAAATTCTGTAAAGATGGTGTATTAGCGAAGGTATATCGATATAGAAGGTCTTGTATTTATTCAGTCAGTTCGTTCTTTAAAAGCTATTCTACAAGAGAGCGCATTTCTTCTTTGATAACGCAATTTAAAATACCTAACTTATGGTATTTATCTATAAAGGCGACACTAGTATTGAATAATAATATTAAGATATTAGAAAATGGGATTAGTGATATAGAAAAAAGGATTCTGTCTTATAAAAACAATTTGGAAATGAGAATTAAAAGGGAAATCATGATTAATAAAAAACTATTTCTATATAAAAAAAGAATGGCCGGTAATAAAAGTCATAAATCACTCTTTGAAGACCCAAAAAAGAAAGCAATCACAACATATCAATTGTATTTGAATACATTAATGGCAAAAAAAAGTATTGTTAAGCCGGTCAATACCATAAAAAATGATCCAAAACTAAAAACAAATTTATTTAAGTTAAAGAAAATCGCAGAAAAATCAGGCGGCTTTCTTAAAAAAATTCTTAATAACTTTATAATTCCGAAAATTTTAACTGGAAACTTAAGCGATGATAACAAAAGAGATAAAAAAACCAGAGAAAAAGAATAAGTGCTTGTCCGAAGTAACATATGTAGTCCTAGGGAACCCTATACCGCTTCAAAGACCAAGGTTTTGTAAAACAGGGGTGTATGACTCGCAAAAAGCAGATAAGAGGATATGGGCCATGCGTGTACAAGCACAAATGCCATCCATTAATCAAGATGCACTATCTTGTCCCTTGGTCTTATTTGTTGATTTTCATATGAGAATACCTGTATCAAAGAGAAAAAAAGTTTTTCCCGAAGATTGTCATCACATTAAACCAGATCTAAGTAATTTAATTAAATTTGTAGAAGATGCCTGTTGTGGTATCTTATATACTGATGATAAGCTAATTGTCGAATGCCATGCCATAAAAAAGTATAGCACTAACCCAAGAACAGAGTTTTACCTTCGTAAAATTTGCAATGAGGATTAATTGGCAAAAGTGATACATAATACAAATATTTTAAAAGATGGGTCAAATACTGACCATGGAAACACAAAAAAAATCAAAATGTGTTCTTCAGAAGCATTTAAAGATCATATGTGGCAGGAATATCTTGAGTTATCTACGATGAAGAAAATACCCTTTACGCATGAGACTTTAGAGAGAATGGCTATGACTTTGGTTGAATGGGTAAAAAGAAAAGATTCTTACAAATTGAATTCATTTTTTCATCAATTTAATGTTAATTCACGTACATTTTATAGCTGGACATATAAGTGTGAGAATTTAGCCGAAGCTCATAAATTTGCACTTGAGGTTATTGGTACAAGAAGAGAACTCGGGGGACTTCATAAGGAGCTAGATTCCGGCATTGTAAAGCACACTATGCCTCATTACGATAGTGACTGGAAAGAACTGGAGAAATGGAGATCTTCTTTAAGGATTAGTGAAAATGAGAGCGAAAAAGAGAAAATTGTAGTGATAGAGAAGTTTAGTGCAACACCAGAAGAAGTTGCTGGCAAGATACGCAGGAAAACGGCAAAGCGAGCCCACGAGTCATATAGTGGACAACAATAATAAAAAAATAATTCATCTCAATAAATTTAAACCAAGAATCTTCCAGTTCCCTCTTTTTGATGCCTTTGAAAATAAAAAGTTTAGAAGAATGGTTTGTATTTGGCCAAGAAGATCTGGTAAAGATATTTCTGCTTTTAATCTTATGGTTCGTCAAGCATTAAGAAAAGTGGGTGTATATTATTATATATTCCCAACATATTCTCAGGCTAGAAAAGTAATTTGGGATTCAATGACCATTGAAGGTGAAAGATTTATTGATTTTATCCCTAGAGAATTAATAGAAAAATTAAACTCCCAACAAATGAAAATATTGCTTATTAACGGTTCATTTATACAACTTATTGGTTCAGATAATATAGATAGTATTGTTGGATCTAATCCATGCGGTTGTGTTTTTTCAGAATATGCATTGCAAGATCCTAGGACATACCAATTTATAAGGCCTATTTTAGCAGCTAATAAGGGATGGGCTCTTTTTGTGGGGACACCACGTGGTAAAAATCATTTGTGGGAGCTTTATAAAATAGCAGAAAAATCTTCATTTTGGTTTTGTTCTAAATTAACCCTAGACGATACAAAACATATTCCATTTGAGGAAATAGAAAAAGAGCGAGAAGACGGATTAATGAGCGAAGATCTTATACAGCAAGAATATTATACTTCATTTACAATGGGTGTGGAGGGTGCGTATTACTCTAAGTATTTAGATGAAATGAAGATAAGCGGAAGAATAGGATGTGTTCCTTGGGAATCTTCACATAAAGTTCATACAGCTTGGGATCTTGGAGTAAGAGATTCTACTTCTATTATATTTTTTCAGACAATTGGACAAATCGTTAGGGTTATTGATTATTATGAGAAAAATAAAGAAGGCCTTGAACACTATATTAATGTTGTTAAAAATAAACCATACATATACGGGCAACATATCGCTCCACATGATATTAAAGTAAAAGAATTCGGAAGTGGAATGACTAGATTGATAAAAGCAAGAAACCTGGGAATAAAGTTTATCATTGCTCCTAGCATTCCTGTTATTGATGGGATAGAAGCGGTTAGAAGCATTTTCTCTAAATTATGGATAGATCAAGTTAATTGTAAGAGTCTAATAAAAGCCCTAGAAAATTATAGACAAGAATATGATCGCAAGTTAGGTGTTTATAAAATAAAACCAAGACATGATTGGGCTAGTAATTGTGCCGATGCTATGAGATATCTTGCTATTGGCCATACCCAAATAAAAAATGGATTAACAGCCGAGGAACTAGACAAACGTTATCATGAAGCTGTTTATGGTGGGAATCTATTGTTCAAGCCCGAAATATTTAATACTTAATACTTTGTGGTTTGATTTTTGATATTTCTTTTTAAAAAAGTGCGGGCAATAGAAAGAGCAAGTAAATCATTATTATTATACTAAAAGTTTTCGCAAATTTTTTCCATACATTTCTCCCATTTTTAAACTTAATTCGATCTGAAAACGCAACCACTAAAAAACCTATGGCAATAAAATATGTGGCAGTTAAAGGTACAGTTAGTGAATTTATCATTTTGTTTTCCCTTGTTAATTTGTTTTACTAATAATAGTATAACATAGATAGACCTATATGTCTATGATTCAATTTATCTATTGTGATACTTCCACATCATTAAGCAATTTTTCCAAATCTTCTTTTTTGTATAAGCGATATTTGTTGATTGGGTTTCTATATACTGTAATTTTTTTTTCTCTTTCCCAGTTCCTGAGTGTATTTTTGTCTACACCAATATACTTAGCAGCTTCTTTAATCATCAAATAGTCGTTTAGTTTCTTCATAATTATGTTCCTGTTAATAATATACCTTATAGCATACAAAGCCTTTGCAATGCTTGCAATCTGTTTGGGTACAAAAGTTTTGGGGAAAATGCTTTATATATTGTACTATAATTTGCTTATAACCTGGCTAACTAATAGACTATTGAGAAAGTCGATTATAATACTATATATAACAGGAGTTTAAATGGCTCTCTTCCCTACCTTTGGTCCTGAATATTATGATGAAAAAGATAAATCTATAAAAGCCAGGATGGAAAATTTTTATTCAGAAAGCATTTCTCTTAATCAATCTTTTTGGGGGGAAGCTGATATTGATACTCGCTTTGAAGCGGGAGATCAAACATTGTGGAATGAAGTATATGGTTCATTGCCAGCCGGCGGAAGGAAACAGTTCAGTTTCAATAGAATTCGTCGCATCATTAATATGATTAGTGGGCACCAGCGTAGAAATCGTCATTCTAGCATAGTTATTCCAATAGAAAATGGGGACCAAGAAACAGCAGATCAGTTTAGCAAAGTATTAATGTGGGCGAACAATAGAGAGGGGGTTTTAGATACTCTTTCTAAATCGTTTCATGGAGCTCTTGTTACTGGAATGAATTTAATGCAGGTTTGGGTTGATTATCGTTCCGATCCTATTTCTGGAAATATTAAGGTAGACAACTGTAGTTATAATAGTTTTTTAGTAGATCCATATTTTAGAGAGCCTGACCTCTCAGATTGTAATTCTATTTGGAAAAGAACATTTTTGACGAGCCGGGAATGTATTTCTCTTTTGCCAAATAAAGCAGATGAGATTGCAAGTTTAAGGGGAGTTAACAATAGAGATGGTAAATTTAACTTTTTACCAGAAAATTATAACTATGGAATGAAAAACTTATTAACTTATGATGAGTTTTATTATAAAGATTATCGTACTCAAACTGTATTAGTTGATACTGTTACTGGTGAGTCTCAAGAATGGCAAGGAAAAAGCAACAAAGATTTAAAAGAGTTTTTAAGTTTCTATCCTTCAATTACTACTCTGGATCAAGAAGTTCCAACTGTGAAATTGGCAATTGTGATCGAAGGCAAAGTTATGTATCATGGACCAAATCCTATTGGAGTTGATACGTATCCATTTGTTCCTGTTTTGGGATATTATAATCCACAAATACCATATTACCCTTTAAGGGTGCAGGGAGTTGTTCGTGGGCTTAGGGATGCACAATATTTATACAATCGAAGAAAACAGATTGAACTTGATGTATTAGAGAGCCAAATTAATTCTGGATGGAAATATAAAGAAAATGCTCTTGTTAACCCCAAAGATGTATTTTTGTCTGGGAGTGGTCGTGGTCTAGCGCTTAAAGAAGAAGCATTGATGTCTGATGTAGAAAAGATTCAGCCGGCTCAAGTTCCACCGTCTATGATCGAGTTGTCAAATATCCTTGCGAGAGAGATTCAAGAAATTTCAGGAGTTAATGAAGAGTTATTGGGTTCTGCACAAGATGATAAAGCTGGGATTCTATCCATGTTAAGACAGGGTGCCGGATTAACAACTCTTCAGATATTATTTGACCAGTTAGATTATTCCCAAAAGATATTGGGAAGATTAATGTTAAGTGTAATACAAAATAACTTTACACCTGGAAAAATAAAGAAAATCATTGAAGAAGAGCCTAAAAAACAATTTTATAATAAAAATTTTGGTGTTTATGATGCAGATATTGTTCAGGGTTTCAACACTGTAACTCAAAAGCAAACAAATTTTGTTCAGTTATTGCAGTTAAAAGAAGTCGGGGTTCCTATTCCGGATATTGAATTGTTGAAGGCAGCTACATTACAAAATAAAACTGAACTTATTTCTACTATTGAAGCGGACCAAAAAGCTAAAGCGGAACTAGCAGCCAAACAAGAACAATTAGAACTTGAGAGATTAAAAGCAACTGTTAAGGTGGCAAATGCACAAGCTGTTGCAAATGAAGGGCTGGGCCTTGAAAGAATATCAAGGATAAGAGAGAATCATGCATTGGCTGAAGAAAGAAGCGCACAAGCTTATAGAGATCGAGAATCAGCTGGACTTGAACATGTTAAAATGTTAAAAGAATTACAGGAAATGGATATTAGCCAAATAGAAAAATTATTAGCGCTTGCAAATGTATTGAAAAAACAAGAGGAAGCTAGCGAAATTGAACAGATGCCTGCAGAAGAAGTACATATTAAAAGGGAGCATTTGGGGAAAGAATCGGGACAGGTGGAAGTAGTTAGAGGGATATAGTTTTATTAACCTTGTTTGTTAAAGCAAACATTTTCTACATTAAGGAATAACAATGCCAAAAGAAAGATATTACCAATCTTCCAAAGATCGTATGGATGAAAAGATGGGAATGGAACGCAAAGAAGAAAAAGGGATGGAGCGCAAAATGCGTGGGTCTATGGAAAAAGAATATAAAAATAAATATGAAGATAAAAAGCGAGAATTTTATGTGGGTTATGATGCTCGCAAAAGAATGGAGTTAGAAGACTCAGGAATGATCCGTGAAGATCGTAATGCCACTGCTAATTTGCCACAAAATGTAATTATGAAAGATTATTATAAAGGCAATAATTATGGTTATGAAGTCGGATTAGATGACACTGTTAGTGGTGTTGACAGACAAATGAAAGAAGATGCTCGCGGAATGAAGCGAAGCGAATACCCAGAAAAATACTAATATGCCTGGAATGCCAAGAACATCGTCAAAGGCTCAAAAAATAGTTGATAAAATTATTGGAGTTCCTGTAAGTATGCGTAAGCATAAGAAAATAAGACGATCGTTGAAAGACGAACGAGAATTAGATCTTGATAAACGTTTCGGTTATTAATAAATATATATATATTTATTTGGATATTTATTGTTAAGTTATTTAAGTATATATCATAGTGGGTTTTGTTCTCAAGATAGAATCCACTGTGATATTTTAATAATGCAACTATTGCTTGTTTTACATCCCCTTTTCACCCCTTCTTTCCGAGCGATTCAGGCCGTAGTTGCATTATTAAGGTAAATTAAATATATTATTATTATAATTTTGTTGCGTTTAAAGAGCTTGGGAAAGACATGGAAAATAATATTATTCCTTTATATGATAAAATTTTAGTGGAGAAATTGCCGCTAAAAAACAAAGAAACTGCTTCAGGCATTGTTCTTACTGGTAGTGAAGAAGGCAAATCAAGAATATTTAAAGTTTTAGCAGTTGGATGTGGTCGATTGATGACTGACGGCAAGATTGTTCCATTGTTGATAAAGTCTGGAGACTTTGTTGTTTGTGCAGATTACGCTGGAATTAGTATTGATGATACTAGGGTTGTTGTAGGGGAAGCCGAAGTATTGGGTCGTACAGTTTACAATAAGTAATTTATAATTGAATAAATAAATAAATTTCATTTTAGGAGATGTTCATGGCTGGGAAAGAGATACTATTCGGATTTGATGCTCGTCAAAGAATCGGTGTAGGGGTTGAAAAATTGGCAAGTGCTGTTCAGGTTACATTGGGTCCGTGTGGAAGAAATGTTGTATTGGGTAAACAGTTTGAATCAGCAGTAATAACAAAAGATGGTGCGACTGTTTCTAAGGCGATTCATTTAAATGATCCTTTTGAAGAAATTGGTGCTCAAATGATAAACGAAGTTGCTCACAAAACAGCAAATGTTTCGGGGGATGGGACAACTACTGCTACCGTTTTAGCAAAATCAATTTTCTACGAGGGGAATAAATATGTAGTTTCTGGTGCAAATCCAATGGAACTTAAGCGCGGAATTGATATGGCTGTTAAAAATGCTATTGATTATATTAATGAGAGAGCGATTTCTGTTTCTGGTATAGAAGATATGATCCAAATAGCAACTATTTCTGCAAATGGAGATAGAATTATCGGGGCACAGATTGCAAAAGCTGTATATACTGTCGGTAAAGATGGAGTTGTTACTGTCGAAGAAGCACAAGGGGTTGAAAGTTCTACTGATGTGGTTAAAGGCATGAACTTTGAAAACGGTTCAGTTTCTCCATATTTATTTAATGAAAAAACTTCACGCAAATCAGAATTATCTGATCCGAATATTCTTTTATATGACAAACGAATATCTACGATTAAACCATTGCTTCCGATATTAGAAAAATCTGCTAGATCTGGCAAACCATTATTGATTATTGCAGAAGATATTTGTGGTGACGCATTAACTACCCTTGTTGTAAATAAAATGAGGGGATCTTTAAATGTGATGGCTATTAAAGCTCCTGGATTTGGTGATAGACAAAAAAGAATCTTATCTGATATCGCTATTTTAACTGGCGGTAAACTTATATCTGAAGATATCGGAAGAACTTTAGAGTCTGTTGTAGAAGATGATTTTGGTTCTGCAAAAAAGGTAGTTGTAAAATCAGATTCTACCGTTATTGTTGATGGAATGGGTAGAGGTGAAGATATAGAATTAAGAATAAATACTTTAAAAGCCCAAGTTGAATTTTCTGAATCCGATTACGATAAAGAAAAACTAAAAGAAAGAATTGCAAAACTTTCTGGTGGTGTTGCTGTAATAAAAATTGGAGCAGTTTCTGAAACAGAAATGAAAGAAAAAAAAGATCGGGCAGAAGATGCTCTTCATGCAACTAGAGCAGCAGTAGAATGCGGTGTAGTTCCAGGAGGAGGACTTTCTTTGCTAAAGGCAGCTGATTATATAGCAAAAGATAAACCTTCCGGAGATGAGGGGCTTGGTTACCAAATTGTATTGAAAGCTCTAGAAGAACCATTGAGATTGATTGTTGAAAATGCAGGATTTGAAGGTTCAGTTATTATTAATGCAATCGAAGGTTTTGACGATGATGTTACTGGCTTTAATGCTTCTACCGGAGAATTCGTAAATATGTTAGAAGATGGGATAAAAGATCCAGTAAAAGTGGTTACAATTGCGTTGCAAAATGCTGCTTCTATTGCTGGCCTACTTTTAACAACAGAATGTGTTATAGCCGAAGAATCAAATGATGAAAAGAATACATTTTCACCGGGTGCACCTGGAATGGGATTGCCACCAAGATTTTAGAAGTTATTAATAATTTAGATATAAGTATTCGGTACACCAATATGTATGATATGACACATTTTGTTTGTTTTTTATCGGGGATGGCAGCGTGGATTATATTGACCATAGTGTATATATGGATTCTATAGGGAAAATTTCTCAAGAACTTAAAGTAAAAAAAGCTCCCACCAGGGATCCAATTGAGCTTCAACGTGAGATGCAAAAAAAATATGAGAAGAATATTTATAATTGTGTTAAGCGTGGTAAAAAAGCTTTGGAATCAGATTTTTATATTGTTGTTATTACAAAAAAAGAAAGGCTAATGGATAATGTTTTAAGGAATTATTTTTTCTTTCGCAAGAGCTGTCCTACTCCTGAATGGGATCAGGTTGTTTATCACTATCATCCTGGGCCTGAAAAGTTAGAGTTTTTGTGGGTAGTCCCATCTAATTATACATGTGGGGTATTCAAGGATAATATAATGGATATAAGCAAGGAAGAAAAACCTCTTTTAAAGTTTATTTTAGACTATGAAGATGGAACATTGTTCAGATTATCTAAGAAATTAAATGGGGAAGAAGCTGATACCCCAACATTAAAAACATAGAGGAAAAAGATTATGGATGAAAATAAAAGTATAAATGGTGAAAATCTTAATAATTCTGTTGGTGTGGCAGATAATGATAAGGTAAAAAGAGAAGAAGTTAATTATAGAGAGTTAAGAGACTCTAAAAAGAAAATAGAAAAAGAACGTGATGCGATGGCATCTATGTTAAAGAAATATCAAGAACAAGATCGCGGCGATTTTAATAAAGAAGAAAATAAAGAAGAAGATAGGTTGCGAGATGATGACTTGGTTGAAGGGAAACATCTTACAAAATTGGGAAGAAAGTTTAAAAATTTAGAATCCAAATTTATGCAACAACAAGAAGGTGCAAAGAATCTTGCTATAGAATCTCAATTAAGAGCTAAATATACAGATTTTGATAAGGTTGTATCCGGACAAAATTTTAAAGATCTTAAAGAAAAAAACCCGGTTATGGCAAGAGCAATTTCATCGTCAACTGATTTGTTTGCTGCAGGTGCTCTCGCTTATGAAGAAATAGTGAGAAGCGGAATAGGGATTACGGATAAACATGAAAAAGATAAAGGGATAGCTCAAGAAAACTATAATAAGCCGCGTCCTTTAGCATCAGTTTCTCCTCAACAAGGTGAAAGTCCACTTTCTCATGCTAATGCATTTGCTAATGGATTGACTCCTGAATTAAGGAAAAAATTAAGGCAAGAAATGGAAGACGCTAGAAAATCATTTTAGTGGAATAGTTTATCATTTTTTGCAATAGGTCCTGTGATTTTATTGTTTTCTCCTTGTTTGTCACAGTACTTATTGCAAAAAATGTTGTATAGTAATTTTAGTTGTATTGTGGTTCGCTCCCACACCTAATTAGGTTGTATAGAATTTCGCCGGTTCACCATGGACTGTAATCAAGTTTCGTCAGCTTGGGACGTAAATTTTAACTTTTTTAGGGAGATTGAAGTGGCTATTACTACCACATCTGTTTTGCCAGCGGCAGTACAACAAAGTTTTAGTTTTAAACTGTTGGCTGTTCCTGTTCCGAATATGATTCACAAAATTCCTGCAATGAAAAAAGAGATGCCTCGTAATGGTGGTACAACTCTTAGAATGCGTAGATATAATCCACTTGCAACAGCAATGGTGCCATTGGGTAATACGGGTGTTACACCTCCTGCGCAAACTTTAACAGCAGTAAATATCGATGCAAAAATTTCATTTTATGGTACCTATATTTCTTTAAATGAACAGGTAACATTGCAAAATCAAGATCCAGTTTTGAACGAAGCTGCAGCTAGATTAGGTGTTTCACTGCGTCAAACTGAAGATCAATTGACTCGTGATATGTTGGCGTCAACCGCTTCATTTATAAATGCAACCGGTGGTGTTAATGGAGATAATCCAACACAAATTGAAAGATCAGATGTTGATCTCGTTGTCCGTACTTTATTAACTAACGATGCTTACACTATTAGTGATAACATTGAAGGTGAAGATAAGTTTGGAACCGCGCCTGTTCGCGATGCATATTTTGCATTAGCAAGTACACAATTAACTGGTCAACTAGATACAGTTGCTGGGTTCATTCAAAAAAATCAATATCCATCACCTATGAATGCAATGCGTTCAGAGTGGGGAGCAATAGGAAATCTAAGGTTTTTTGTTTCTTCAATTGGATCTGTTTCAACATTAGCATCTAATCTTGGTGCAGATGTTTATAATACATTTTGTGTTGGTATGGAAGCATATGCTTGTATAGAACAAGATGGCTATAGTGCACAGTTTATCTATAGACCACCAATTTATGATGGTCCATTAGCTTTAAATGCTTCTGTTGGTTATAAGTTTGCTGAAGTTCCGCGCATAACAAATGATCTTTGGATTGTTAATCTTCGTAGCACATTGGGAGCATAATTATGAGTACAATAATTCAACAAGGTTCTTTTATTTCTACAGGTTTAACAACAACAATTCCTGTTCGTTCTGATATTGATATTTTTGAAACACATAATTTCACACAAATCAGTACCCAACAGACTCCGGGAAGAAGTGTAAAGACTTTTTGGCAAAAAGGAATGGCTTCCGGAACAGGAATATCTTGGGGTAAAGATGCTGGTCTAGATACAATAGGTATGATTAATCTTACAGTAAGTGGTTATACATTAGTTGACACTAGTTCCCAGCAGCTTGCGACTCCGTTAGCATTGACAGCAATTTCTAATGCTGTGCCCCCAGTAGTTACAACTGGATCAACAGCTACTCTTTCTGATAATGATGTTGTTAGAATTTATAATGTTATTGGGGCTCAACAATTGGGTGGTTATGATTTTTCTATAGATGTTTTAACTGGAACAACCTTTGAATTATCCTATATGGGTGGAATTCTTGCTGGTACTACAGGCAACTTTACTAAAGTTTTAACTGATCCAATTTTTTATCCATCATATCGTTATATTACGGGCTTAACTTTGGGCACATCAACTACAGTTGCAATGTCCGTTTCCCATAATTATACAGTGGGTCAAAAGGTTAGATTTAAAATTCCTAGTGGCTTTGGCACAACACAATTAGATGGTCTTTCTGGAACAATAACCTCTTCAACGGTCGATTTACCTACAAACTTTAATATTATTGTAGTAGATATAGATTCAAGTGGGTTTACACCATTCTTTTTCCCTCTTACAGGAGCAGTTCCATTTTCTCCTGCTATTGTTACACCGGTTGGTGAAGCGGCAGAAGAACCATATTCTAATCTTTTAGGAGATGCGACTGAAAATCGATCTTTGATCGGTATGAAAATGGCTGGCGGTATAAACGGTCCGGCTGGTTCAGTTGGGGATGTAATATATTGGAAAGCAATCAAATCATTTAACGGTTAAAACCATAATTAACATTAAATTGGGGGGGATATCCCCCCCCACAATAGGAGTATTATTATGAGTCAAAAAAACAATAAACAAAAAGAATTAGAAAAAGAATACATAGCAGACAAAAAAATGGTGCGTGGTATTTTTAATTTTCATGAAGTTCGTGGTGGTAAAATGAGTTTTGTTTATAAAAAATATAGACAAGAACCTATAAAAAAATATGATTTAGTTGATGGGCAAATGTATACAATTCCATTGGGTGTTGCTAAACATCTTAACAAAAATGGTTGGTATCCTGTCCACGCGTTTACAATGGATGCAAAAGAAAAACCATCAATGAAAATTGGTAAAAAGGTCCGTCGTTTTGGATTCCAAGGTTTAGATTTTGGTGTTAGTGAAGACTTTTCAGATGGTTATAATATAGTGACAGCAGAATCTATAGGATAGTAAAATGTCTCAGTCAACTTTGGCGCAAATAAGAATAAAGGTTAGAAGACTTACTGATAGTCCAGCTGAAGCCCAGATTACAACAGCACAAATAGATGAATATATAAATACATTTTATCAGCTTGATTTTCCGGCTCATTTGCGCTTATTAACAAATTTGGTGCCATTTACATTTTATACGCTTCCAAATGTCGATGTTTACGCTACAAATGCTGATGCAATTTCTAGTGTAAATACACTTTCTGATTTTAAAAACAGAGTTATATCAGTACATCCACCAATTTATATAGAAGGTGATAAAGCATTTTTCACTCAATCTCCTGGTGAATTCTTTGGTATCTATCCGAAAAATAAGCAAATGGGTGATACGGGATTAGCTCATGATGGTGTAATTACTAATTTTTCTGGGACATTGGATTCAATCCCTGTACAAAGACATTCAGTTTCATTTACAAGCGAAACAGTTTTGGGTAATCAATTAAACTTGGTTGATACAGAATTAGCTGGTGTATTGACTGGTACTGGTACAGGAACTATTAATTATGTGACAGGTGCATACCAATTGCAATTTTCATCGGCACCTTCAGCATTATCACCAATATATTCGCATACACTTCCATATAAAGCAGCAAGACCAAGAGCAATTATGTATTATTCAAATACATTTACTCTTAGGCCAATACCAGACAATATTTATTCAGTAGAAATGCAAGTTTATCAGTCATTAACTGATTTATTGACAGCTGGAGCTACACCGGAATTAAATCAATGGTGGCAATATATTGCATATGGTGGCGCAAAAAAAATATTTGAAGATAGAATGGATTTAGATAGTGTGGCTCTAATTATGCCTGAATTTAAACAACAAGAACGTTTAGTTTTAAGGCGGTCATTAGTTCAACAAAGCAATGAAAGAACGGCAACAATATATACAGAAAACAGCGAATTTGATGTTTCTGGCGGTCGTTCAAGATTTTAGAATTATGAGGTCATAATGGCATATAACGATTCAATTCCACAACCAACAGATATTTTACAACAATCTCAAGCAGATTTATTGGCTAATTTTCAAGCTCTTAAACAGTTAATAGATGTAAATCATAGTACCTTCGGTTCTGCTACAGAAGGAAAGCACGCACAAGTAGCGATGCCAAACTTGGGTGTAACTCCAACGTTTAGTGGCACAGACGGTGTGTTTTATACCAATACAACTTCATTAGCTGGAGGCACATCTGTATTTGTGAAGCGTCCTTCCCCCGGAATACCTATTCCTATTACTGTTTTTGGAGGGGCCGCAGAAGGATGGTCATATTTGCCGTCTGGAATATTATTGAAATGGGGAAGAGGAAATGGTAGTGGGCCTGTAACAACCGTTTTCCCGGTCGGAGCAACTATACCTAATCTTACAACAGCGTATAATGCCATAATAACTGTTGATGGTGTAGGGGCAGGTGATATTGATATTGCTGTTAGGGTTTCGAATCTTACAAACACACAAATAGAAGTTTATTGTTCTAAAAGAACAGAATTCGGAGCGGCAGCTGCAAGTTTTAGATATTTAATAATAGGTATATAATGGCACGCATGGCCAGTAGGGATCGTTTTTTTATTGGCCCAATCGCAAGCGGATTACAAACAGATGTTAAGCCGTGGTTAATCCCAGATGATGCTTTTGAATTATTAATTGATGCATATGTTTTTAGGGGAAGAGTTAAAAAGAAATTCGGAACTTATTTAATGAATGAGTCAGTTAATGCGGTTACTGATGCACCACAAATGTCTTCCAGATTGAGAGTTTCTGTGGGGACAACAGATGGTACAGGTTTTATTTCTGGGACTGTCCCGGGAACAGTTTTCAAGGTGGGTCAACAATTTTCTATAAAAGATGAAATATTCACGGTTAATGCTCTTGGCACTCCCGGAACCATGTTGACAACAGGTGTGTCACCCGCACCGACTTTTGATACCACTACTGGGGCATTTATAATAGCAGCAGCAGCGACAACGGCTGTGACCTATTTTTATCCTTCGGAACCAGTGATGGGAATTACAAATCTTGAGACTCCCATTGTAAATTTTGAATCAACAATTGCATGGGATACACAATTCGCCTATCAGTTTAGTGGGGGATTTTGGGCAAGAATCGGTACAGGTGCAACAGGTACGTGGACCGGGAACAATCATCAGTTATTTTGGGCCTCCAATTATAGAGGAATAACATCGGATCAAACATTTTTATATGCAACAAATTTTAATGTAGCGGATGGTATAAGGTACTGGGATGGTGTTGCATGGGTACGGCCCGTATTAACATTTAATATTGGTGGTGATACTATAAAAACATGTAGAATTATATTGCCATTTAAAGACCGGCTAGTTTTACTTAATACTATTGAAACTGTTTCTGCTGTGGATAAATCATTTGTAAATAGATGTAGATTTTCACAAAATGGTGATCCGCTTCAATCGGATGCGTGGCAAGAAAAAATTCCTGCTGGGAAAGGTGGTTTTATTGATACACCAATTAAACAACAAATTATTAGTGCACAAATAATAAGAGATAGATTGATTGTATTTTTTGAAAGAAGTACTTGGGAATTAGTTTATACCGGTAATCAAATATTACCTTTTAGGTGGCAACAAATTAATTCTGAATTAGGCGTAGAATCACCATTTTCTGTAGTTCCTTTTGATAAAGTAGCAATTGGTATTGGAAATGTTGGGATTCATGCATGTAATGGTGCTTCAGTAGAAAGAATAGATTCTAAAATCCCAGATAGTATTTTTAGAATCCATGAACTTGAAAATGCAACGGATCGTGTATATGGAATAAGAGACTATTTTGCTGAAATGGTTTATTGGACATTCCCAACAAGTGGGAAGTTTTCAAATAAGATTTTAGCATATAACTATTCAACGAAGTCTTGGGCTTTTTTTAATGGTTCTTTTACTGCTTTTGGTTATTATCAACCTAATATTGCAACTAAAACATGGAATTCATCTCCACAAACATGGTTAGAATCTTTAGATCCATGGGCCGACCCACAATTTCAAGCTCGTTTCAGAAGTGTAATAGCCGGGAATCAACAAGGTCTTGTGGTTGTTTTGGACCCAGGATTAGGACGGAATGCCCCATCTCTTTATATTACTGATATTTCTTCACCGGCCGCTATTTTTACCATTGTGGATCATAATTTAATAAATGGAAACTTTATTTTAATTGAGGGAATTGTTGGGGGTGCCGGCATGAGAGCACTTAATGGCAAAGTCTTTATTGTTTTAATAATAAACAGTAATTCTCTTTCTTTAATTGATCCCATAAGTGGAGCAAAAATAGTGGTAACTGATACATATTCGGGTGGTGGAAGATTTTCAAGAATAAGTCAAATTGATATTAAAACAAAGCAATACAATTTCTATGTAAGCAAGGGAAGAGTTGTTAATCTTTCAAAAGTTGATTTTCTTGTTGAAAAAACAGAAAAAGGTGAGATTACTGTAGACTCTTTTGTTTCTACTACCGGGTTATCTTTAAGAGAAGGTGGAATTGCAAGTGATACTTTGTTGGGAAATAGTGTTTTAGAGACAAGGCCATTTGATAGTGTTCCGATAGAAGATTCTCAAAAACGATTATGGCATGCTGTTTATTTTCAAGCAGAAGGTCAAAGTATACAATTAAGGTTTTATCATACCAATGAACAACTTAATAATATCGATATCGCTCATAGTGCATTTGAGCTTCATGCTATGATTTTCCATACAATGCCTGCCTCTGACAGATTATAAAATCTTTTTGTGCTATGCTTTTTATGTAGTAATCGTATAAGCGATTATTGTGGAGAGAGCAAGTCGAAGGTAAAATTACTTTGAACACAACAATTTTATATTCAATTCTATTATTTTATTTTTTTAATTTATATCCTACAAAATACCCTGCTAGTCCCGTAAAAACATTTAAAGAAATTGGTGTACAAACAGTTAGCGCATGGCTTTATCCAATCAATACAAAAAAGGACATTGTATCAGAAATAAAAGGGAAATGGGTTCCTTCTAAGGAAACAATGGATCCTGTATTAATGAATAAAAAAACTGATAAAGTTAGAAAAACTTCTTCGCCGTTATTAATTAAACGGAAGCCAAATTGGGCTCCAAATAATCAATTAATAACGATGTCTTTTTTGGGGGTAGTAGCATGCATAATCTATTATATATATTATTTTTAAAGATTAATTCTTAATGTATTCTAATATGATATAGGTTGAATTAAAATTACTTCGATTTGTTGCTGTTGTTACAATTACATTGGTTTGACTTACGCTGAGTTCTATAGAGGCAGCGCCGGTAGAAACATATGGTAGGGGTATATAGGTAAACCCAGTTGTATCAGATGCTGCACCATAAATTCTTGTAAAAGTAAATTTATCATTAATATCAATTTCGTGCAGAAAGTTTTTTGTTGATGAGTTCGGAAGAGCTCCAAAATTTACAACTTTTCTAAAGACCTGTCTTTGGGTAGGAACTTGTGGAGTTTGTGAAGATAATGCTGGATTAGGAAAAAATAATTGCCCATTAATAAATTCGGTTTGAGGATAAAATCCTGCATCCCTAATATTTACGGAAAGTGCAATATTATTAATATTTCTATATAGTTTGATTAATAATTCTTTAAATTCTTCACTTCTAACATCGATATCTTCTATTTCTGCTGTATCCCATATATTTGTAGTTGGAAGAAAAGCGCCCGCATTAATTTGAGCCTGTGAAAGTGGCATATTATT